CGGATTCAATAGCAATTTCATTCTCTGCCATCCATTGTTCAACAACATACTCTAGGTAGTCGTTTACTTTGGTTGTCAGATCATTCTTAATTTCTTCAACGGCTTCTTCGAACATTGAAGCATATTTAACTTCAACTTCTTCTTCGATCTGTGCAACACGATCCATGATACGTGCTTCAAAGATTGTAGCAGCCTTTGATTTGAATTCTTCTGAAAGAGCATCATCTTCGGAGAACATATGGTTAACGTCCTCTTTCATTTTGTCTTTCCACATTTTCTTTTCGTCTAGAAGATTATCAACATCTTCATCTTCAACGTCAAGATTGATTTCGTCTTCCATTTCTTCATCTTCCTTCATAGTTTTCTTACCGCCCTGTGGGTGATTTTGAGTATCTGAAGATGCGGCAGATGGTTTAGTTGTTGGAGCAGTCGCACTCTTAGCAGCCTTTGTTGTGGCGATCTTATTAGAATCATCCATTGGCTTACTATTCTGAGGTGTTGGACCACCTAGATCAACTTCTTCACCTGGAAGTTTAGCTGGAGGCATAGCTGACGCAGACTTCTTGCTTGATGCAAGAATATCAGCTGCTGCTTCTAGTAATTTGTTCTTGGTTGTCATTTAGGGTTCTCCTTTTATGATTTGAATATTTATAAATTTAAAGTTTTCTGATAAAGTTTTCAAATAGTTTCAGGGCAACTGACTCTAATTGTTGTTTAGATGCCTGTCTGATTTGTCTTTTTGCGTTGTCTATGTCCATTTCAACATAACGACCTTCAACAAACAACCATTCTTTGTTCTCCATAATACCGTTAACAAAGGCACCTGGAGCTGAAGGATCGGCAACAATATCTGCCGCTGTTGCTAGACGTAGATCGTCCTGAACCAGATTGTATCCTTCTCTGGTCATTGTAACTGAACCCATGGCTCTTGATGAAACACCAAGATTAACACCACTGTCAATAAAGTTCTTAACGATGTTACCATAAGGAGTATCAAGAATTAAAGCCTTTCCATAGAAGGTGTTGCCATCTTCTTTTAGACTTACAATCTTGTGTGACACTCTTTCTAAGTTTAATGTAGGAGTGTCTGGATGACCTAACTCTCCTAACGCACGATTTGTTTTGATAAATTCTTCTGTGTAACGATCAACTTCATTACGCAGAGTATCCATTTTGTACATACGGTTGTTCTTGTTTACAGTATCGCCAACAAGAAATGTACCTTCGATGTATAGATTCTTTTTTCCGTTCTCAGTTTTTTCCGTTAAATACTTAACGTCATCGAACATTTCGGTAATTAGTTTCATTATAGTGATACTCCTGTTGTTGGATCAACATTATATGTTGCTTGTTTTGATAGTTCCATAACAATAGTACCACCTGTTGCAATCGTAATTACAATACTTTGTGTATTGTTATTTGCAAGAGAATAAGCATAGTCATCAAAACGCATTTCGCCTGTGTTATGAACAGTAGCCATTTCAATACTATTACGAACAATAGAAATGTTACCGTTAGTAGACCACATCATTCTACGAATATCAGCACTTGTAACTGTTTCTGTTGTAGGATTTTTTCTTAAATCAGTCAAAGCAACAGTGTAAGTACCTGGTCCGGTAGCTCTAACTAATGTCGCTCCTCTTAACGAGTTTGTAATTTCTAATGGCATTTTATCTTATCCCCATTGATTTGCGGCGGCGCATAGACATTTTTCTTTTCATTAATGTTCGTCTTAACTTTGCACGACCTTTTGTTTTCCAATATCTTTTCATCATTCTGGTTTTATGAATTCTGGCAGACGTTGGTATTCTTTTTACTGTACCACTTCCAGATATTCTATAACCTTTAATTGCAGAACGTTTAACATTTCGTTGTACAATAATTTTACCTTTTTTATTTCGACGAATACGACGACGAATCTTATGAATTCTACCAGACTTAACAATGTTTAAAGACTTTGCTTCATCCAGTTCTTCTAAATCATAATCAAAAGATTCATTTGCAATCTTCTTTTTTTGTTCATCAAGTCTACGATCTAGTATGGCAAACAACTGCTCATACATCAAATCTTTCACCTTGTTTCCGTCACCATTAATAATAGCTTCTATGATATTCATTCTATTCTTAATGAGTATTCATGGAACTTATCAAACATAATTGGATCATTAAGTTTTTGTTCCATTTTTATTTTATTTTCTTCACTTAAACTATGGTAAAGTTTTAACATAGATTGTGCAGTTTCTGGATCAACTGATCTTGAATCAGTATCAAACCAAATTTCTTGTGATTCATCAAGTTGTGCAACATGTTTTAATGCTTCAATCACTGTTATGGTTGTTTCTTCTGCTTGAATTGCAGAATCAATACCAGGTCCATATGGTATTGTAAAATGTTTATCTAACAACTTGTTATAATACAACGCTACTCTAGTGCCGTCTGGAAACAATCTAACAGTAATTCTTTTTAATAATAAAATATTAGGAGGATCCTTAATGTTTAACGGCTCTTCCACAATAGATTGTTTAGTAGGATCGTATTTTTCTCTACCAACATAAACTTTATGTGCTCTATATTTTTTTCCTGCTGCATTAACTTTATAATCGGCAGAATCTAAAACACCTTCGTTTAATTCTTCTTTAACTACTCGACGAGCTTGAGTATAAATCTGTTTGTTATTAGAAATTAAATCTGCCATTTTATTAAAAAGATTACGAATAATCTCTTTATCAGAATTGTTGAATTGAGGATTTTCCTCACTCATCTTATCCATGATTCGATGAATGCGTTGAATCTGTGCCTTGTTTGCCAACCCAGCACGTATTAGAGAATCAAACTTTGAATAGTCTTTCTTCTCTTCCTCAACAACAGTTTTAAATTCTAATAACGATTTCATCACTCAATTTCGTCTGTAACTTGATCTTCAATATCCGCAACAGCAGAATCTAAATCATTTTCTGGTTCTTCTGTAGTACCAAAAATTGCACCAGCAATTTGTTGTTTACGTGAGTCTAATGCATCAA